TCTTCATCCTCATAGTCGTCCTCATAGTCGTCCTCATCTTCATCTTCATCTTCATCTTCATCTTCATCTTCATCTTCATTCTCATAGTCGTCCTCATCTTCATCTTCATACTCATCTTCTTCCTCGTCATCTGTATAAACAACAAAATCCTTCAAATTACCATTTTCATCTGCATCCTCATCATCTTCTTCCTCGTCATCTTCTTCATCCTCGTCGTCTTCATCGTCATCAAATTCCGAAGTGTCTTCAATATCATCATATTCATCATCATCATAATCATCGATTACTTCTTCCTTTATCTCTAAGCGTTCTGGTTTCTTTGAAATGCGACCAGAACGTGTTTTACAATGATTAGAAGACATTTATATAAAGTATAAATTATTTTTTAAGCATCTATTTTTTCATTCAAGTATTTAGGTCTAAACCTAACGCCGTTATTTACTGCTGAATTCAATAATAAGCCTTCAAATGTGTATCCTAATTCTTGAATGAGATATGTTAAATCTTCAAGAATATCCAAGTCTCCTGATTCACTATATAATGCTAATTCTTCCAAGTAATGTAATGATTTATAGAAGAACATTTTTGATTTATTTGTATCTGTTATGTGTTGTTTTGCGAGATTAATGTTTGCTAAATAATGTGTGTATAAATCGGGTTGAACTCCTGAGTATTTATGAATTTTCTTCTGTATTGCTGTCACTGAAGAAAAGTCATCAACATCTCTCTTCACGAGTTTTAATGTGATATAAATTATGGAAATTATGAAGAGAACATATAACATATTACATTATTCTACTATTTTTTCTTTGGTGGATATAACCTATCTTGAATTTTAGATGTCAATATGTGTCCCCTTGGTGTAAATTTTTTTATTTTACAAGGACAGTGTGCTTGTATGACGCCTTTATCTATTATAAATGGAATGCATTCATCATGTTCTTGATTTGCCTTTTCACAGAATGTAGCGTTTGTTTCTAAGAAATATTTTGTTCTTTGTTTTGTTATTTTTATAATTGAAACATTTTGTTGTCCATCCATATATTTATTTATAAAGTTTTCAATGAGTTCCTTTGTTTCATCAAATATTTTTACTTCTTTTTTTGGTGGTTCTTCTTTTTGTTTCGAGGGTTGATTATCTTCAACGGAATACATTTTTTCTGTGATTTTTTCAGGTAATATATGTTTTCTTCCTGAAAAGTCTTTACAAAATCCATTTCTTCTTCCTCTGTTTGTTTCACAAGTGCAGAAACATTTTTGCATGATTAAATTTTGATTGATATAGAACCATATGTGATTTGAATTATGTTCTCTTCCCAAATTTTCACAATACCGTGAAGTTGTTGATACGAGATATGAATTTTTATGTTTAAATAGTTTTGTAATAAAAGTATCTCTTTGTCCCTCCATATTCATTCTTATGAATGTTTGAATGAGTGCATGAACTTCTGAATCCGTTATTTCATTTTTTGTTTGTGTTTTTGTAAATCCGCCCTCTTTTATGAGAGACAATTTTGATTTTGGGAGTGGTTTAATATTTGATATAATATCTGTTTGTGTTCTTACTGTTGTAAGTTTGAGTAATTCTACTGAAGGTGTTTGATCTATTTCTTGTAGCATAGACAATGGTCCATGGCAATATTTATATATTGGTAAATAAGGTGTTTGTGTAATTTTACCAGTGTTATTGCACATGGGGCACCCTCTACCAGAACATTCTTCGTGTTTCCCTTTTTTGTGAGACCAGGGCATTCTAAATCCTGCACCTTTTGTTTTCTTTTCTGGGTTTCCATATACTGCTACATCTACAATATCATTCCAATCTTTGTCTGCATACACAAGTCTTAATGTGGATACTACATGTTCTCTGAGAGATATTGCTCCTTCTTGGTCTACGACAAATCCATGCCAATTGTAATGAACTCCAGTTTTTATCATATTTTTTCCAACTACTTTTGGTTTTGCTACAGAAACAATACAATCTTTTCCCCCTAATGATTTGACTTTATCACAAATAATTTTTGATATATTTTTAATTTCATCGAGGGTGAGTGCTTCTGTATCTTTGTAGTCGATGTCAATAAAAAAGTTATAAGTTTCTGTTTTTTGTTCTACAACAAAAATATGTTCTCCCTTGTTAATGCAGTCCACACAAACTGCGTAAAAATCATCCAATCTATCAAATGGGACTGAGAGGACACCACCGTCCATGAGTACATGTGATAGAGAGTTGGCATTACAAAATCCTTGTTTGGAGCACCAATTTTTAAACATTGTTTCACTCTCGTTAATATTGTATAGTATTAATTTTTTAAGAATGTTGAACCAATGGTGACATCTTGGTATTGTTCTTCTTCTTCTTCTTCGTTTTGTTTTCTTAGGTTTCGTTTAATCACAAGAAGGTCATATACCTTATCAGTGCTATGTTCTTGAATAAATTTTTCTGCATTTTCTTCTGAATAATCATGTTTATCTATTAAAGTTTCTTTGATTTGTCTTAATACAAATGCTTTAGATGACATGACTTGACTTGACTACTTTATAGCAAACTTTTTCTTTGACAAAGAAGACACGCATGAATAAAACTTTGGATTTTTTATTACATTATCTATGATGAGATCCCATCTTTTTCTTTTATTATATTCTTCGAGAGTATCAAAACTGACGTAATCATTTTCATCATATGTTTTTTTTATTGGTAATTTCTCAATTTTCTTTTTATTCATTTTTATTTTTTCATTATTAAATTTTGATATTATTTCAATTTGTTCGTGTCTTTTATAAGGAACAAAGAACACAAATACATTATATACAAGTTCAACAAATGGACTTTCTTTGAATGTAAATTTAAAATCTGTGTATTCTCCGTTTTTTAAAGATATTATTCCTCTGGTTTCTTCTTCGAGTTCCCTTAAGGCACATCTAATTGGATTAAGTATTTCTCTTTTTCTACATCCACCGGTGACAAATATCCACTCTTTGAACCGTTTATCTCTCACCGTTAGAAATCTTGGTTTATCACCCATAAACGAGAAGACTGGAATTGCGATTGCTTTATATTTTTTAGTTACTTTACTCATTGCGATGGCGCGAGTTACAATAAACTAATTTTTTATTATTCGGAAGTTTCTTCGGCTTCATGTTCTAATTCATCATCATCTGTTTCTTCGTTTGTTTCTTGGACATTAATTTTTTTACTGTTTTTGTTTACATGAACTGGGTATGGCATTTTAATAATTTGTGGTGGTTTATCCAACTGTGATTTCATTGAATTAATTTCTTTGAAAAGATATACTGTTGCTACAACACAAACAAAAATGACAACGAGAGTAATATTTTCACGATTAAACATTTTATAATATATACTATACTGTAATTACTTTTTTAAGCAATTATCGCTCCAGCATTTTGTTTAAATCCTTTATTTTCACAAGGTTGTGGTTCTGCAAATTGTATCGCCTGAAAATTTGCTTGAGGGCAATCAAATTTTTGTTGTGCTGTTGGTTTTTCTATGTATCTCTCAATAACACCTGATTTAGTGTCGTATGTCAAGACAAAAACAATTCCAAGCATGAGTACGAGTTTCCAAAACAATTGCATTTATTATATGAATACATTTTTAGTAAGATTAAATACCTCTTATTAAAAATGTTGTATTTTTAAGATTTTTATATTTTTAGTTGGCGTAAAGGAGCCCGCCCATGCCATTTTCTATATGCAAAACGTTGTAGTTAACAGCGTACATGTTGTCTGTAAAGTTTTGGTCTGATGAAATAAGACGAGCACTATCGAGACGAGAGAAGTTCAAAGAACCAGTTGGTTGTGTTTTTGTAGTGTCAAGGCAGAATGGATAGACAAAGCACCCCTTATCTGTAACGCCTGATGTATCTTGAATGTGATAGAAGGACACGACTGTGCTAAAGTGTGGGTGTGCGAATTTGAAATCTGACACATCAATACCATTGACTTGGAGTTTGATTTTGTTCCCATCACTGAGAACATTGACTTCACCCGTTTCTGTTTCATTAGAAACAGGACAAGAAGCCAAAAATTTGACTGGGTGATTGAATACTAAATCTTGAACTCGATTTCCGGAACCCAATATCTTTTGAACTTGGAAACATAAAATATCGATTGGTTTGGAAGCAAAAGCAGAGCGTTCATCTGTATCTAAGAATATGTAATTTGCCATGCATTCCCATCTGTAGTTGGCTGCTTGTGGACCCCAAGTGACACGAAGTTCAACATCGTGATACTGGAGAGCCACTAAAGGCAAAGCCATTTGGAAACTTTCGCAGTGGAAGAAACGAAGTGGGTAGAAAGCGGATTCTATACCTCTACCAAAGAGAGACGCTTTATTACGGCTTGGAGCCATAGTATCTGGGGCGATACGTTCGGTAAAGTGTGCGTCTTGGGTGTCTACAACTTGACCACCCACAAGTAATTCGACCTGGGTGATCACATTTGCCCATACGGTAAGATTTTGGTGTTGGGTGCCAGTGCTGTTAACTGGTGCGAGATATACATAACTCAACAAATCACCTTTTCTTTCCATTCGAATTGTGGACATACCATTGTTCTGAACATTCCCCTGTATAACTTGTTTCTCTACAGTTTGTGAGAAGTTAGTATATCGTCGGTATGTAGATTTGAAAAATGAAACCTCTGGGTTTCCAACTAAGTGAACATCTTGGGCTCCGACTGAAATAAGTTGAGCGATTCCACCGGACATCGTATATATTTATATATAATTTTATTTTTTCTAAGAATTAGCGACCTTCTTCTAATACTTTAATTCTTTCATTGAGTTCTTGGATTGTCTTGACCAAATATGGTATGACTTGTTCATAGTTGAGGGTAGATGCTTCTTGACCCCACGATGAATAGTTGTTATTTTCTGGTTTATGTTCTGTTGGTTTTGCGTCTTGTCCTAATACTACCAAGTGTCTAAGTTCTGGAGTATCATACCACACATCTTGAGCGACAAAACCGGATTCTTTTCCTATGATTTCATCACTTCCCAACTCTTTGAGTTTATCATATGTGTATGGTTTGAGATTGATAATTGTATCTGTTGCGTTTGTAATTGTTTGTTTATTTGTTTTGACACGGTCATCTGAAGATATTGTAAATATTTCACCAGATGTGGAATTCCAAGAGAGTGCTGCGCCCCCTGTACTTGCTCCAATTGGTTTTACATAGAATCTACTTGGTCCCGACGAATTAAATGTAGTACCAGTTGCATTCAAAACAATAGAATTATTATGTTGATTTACTCTTCCTGCATACGCACCCAATGCAACTGCATTCGCTTTTTGAAAACTTTGACCGGCAAACATACCTATGGCAACAGCATCTGTACCTTGACCAGTATAACCCGAATATGTTCCCATTGCAACTGCATTCGCTTGTTGACCATATCTACCTGAAGACCAACCCACCGCAGTTGCATATGTATTTTGTCCGTCTTCTCCTGCGGCATAACCAACAGCGACGGTTCGAGAATACTGACCACTCAGACCAGCACGATAACCAACAGCAGTTGCGTATATATTTTGACCACACATACCTGCTTGGCCACCCACTGCCAGAGCGTAAGAACTTTGTGTTGACACACCAGCCTCTGTACCAATGGCGACACTGTATAGTCCTTGACTAAATCTACCTGCAAACGCACCCAATCCAACTGCATTCGGTTGTTGAAAACTTTGACCGGCCTGAAAACCAATGGCAACACCATATGAACCTTGAGCAGTATAACCCGAATATGTTCCCAATGAAACTGCATTCGCTTGTTGACCATATCTACCTGAAGACCAACCCACCGCAGTTGCATATGTATTTTGTCTGTCTTCTCCTGCGGCATAACCAACAGCGACTGCACGATCATACTGACCACTGATACCAGCACGATAACCAACAGCAGTTGAGTATATATTTTGACCACACATACCTGCTTGGCCACCCACTGCCAGAGCGTAAGAACTTTGTGATGACTCACCAGCCCCTGTACCAATGGCGACACTGTATAGTCCTTGTCCAGACATACCAGATTGCCCTCCTACGGCCACAGCATATGATCCTTGTCCGCTATAACCCGCGTTATAACCAATTGCAATGGCATCGGCGTTTTGATTTACCGAAGCGGCCAAATGACCTATGGCAATACTATTAGCACTTTGATTTATGTAACCGGCGACTGAACCAATGGCAATTGAACGATCTTTTTGATTAGTTACACCAGTGAATTCACCTATAGCAATAACATTACTACCATATCCTACTCTATTATCCTTACCACCTATGTGAATAATATTTGAACCATGAGCATTGGAA